GGAAGAGTTTATAATATAGTTTCTGGATCTAACGGTACGGCTGCAAATAGTCCTTTGCTAGCAGGAGCTCCAGCTAAAGGATACACTGCATCAGGCAGTTACGGACTATTCCTTCCAGATGTTGGATTGATTGTTCTAAATCCTAAAGCTTTAGCTTGTCCAGTTGGTGGAGGAGGATTAGCTATAACTATGACTGCTACTGCTACAGCTGCTACAAATATAGCTAATTTACAAACCGTATTCCAAGCAATATCAGCAAGCGGAAACTTTCAGTTAAACTCTCAAGAGACAATATCTTCTGATTATATATTCGTAAGAATTCCTAATGCTGGATATAACTACTCTACCAATCCATCGTTTATTTCAGGATCTTCTGGAGAAATGATCTACTCTAATTTCATAAACAGTCCTCAGACTTATATCACAACTGTGGGAATGTATAACAATAATAACGAACTTTTAGCGGTAGCTAAACTTTCTAAGCCTTTGGTAAAAGACTTCACAAAAGAAGCTTTAGTAAGAGTAAAACTAGATTGGTAAAATAAATGAGTCGCGGACAGAACACAATAAAACGTTCAGAAGTTTCCACTACTCCGATTCTACTTAAATACCCAACAAGCATTCCTAGTGCTTCGTTTTCTCAAAAGGGTATTACGGTAAATCGTGGGATAAACTCTACGTACTCTAGCGGTGGAACGCAATTCTTGAATTACGCGTCAGTAAAACAGCTTTATTATCAAGAGTATTTGACAGGATCTCTATTATTTAGTTCTAGTTTTTGGAATCCATCAAATCAATCTACTGCAGCGCGAGGAACTTTTGATAATGATTATAGATATTTTCCTACAAGCGCTAGCGCACAACTATCAATAATAAAGATTCCTAGAACCATATTCGGAGAACAAATTGCTAGGAATAGCTTAAGCATAACTGGAAGTTCGTATAAGTTAATAGATGATGGAAATGGAAATGTTATTGATACAAGATCCACAGGATCAGCTCAGTATAGTACTTATGGACTAGCCTATGGTATAAATGGAGTAAGATTGTTTGATACTGGATACAGTGCTAATGAACTTGGAACTTATAAAAGCTGGAATTGTCCTGGAAGCGGAGGATCATATTTAGGAACTTTTTGGGCAAATCCTTATCAAAATAGTACAGATGGAAGATTAAATAGTACTGGTTTTTGGTCTGCTGAGAGTATAAGCGCAATAGCTACGGGAGTTTTAGAATTTACGTTATCTATTCCATCAACTGATACCTACCATATAGGAGTAAGCTGCGATAATTATTCATCAGTATATCTAAATAATTCATTATTAATTGGAGATTATTCTACACGTAGTAGTGATAACTACAGATATTGGGATATATTTCCTATACAGCTAACTGCAGGTTCTCACGTAATAAAATTAATAGGCACAAATAATGACGAACGACCTAATAATACAGATAACAATCCCGGATTGATGGGAATAGAAGTTTATAAAAATACTTCTACACAGATCTCAGCGAGTATCACAGCTTCTCCATTAGGAACTTCTACTCCAGCTGGAATTAATTTAACTTATTCTTCTAAAGATCATTTAACAGAAGGAATCTTTACTAAAGATCTTCATGTAGGAAATATACTATATTCTCAAGGCGTAATTATAATAACAGATGAGGAATATCAAAACGCATTAATACCTTAGTATGCTTATACCATATTCTCCATATACAATGTCTTTTCAAGCTCAAACTACGATATATCAAAACGAAGTTAGATGTCATGTAAATGAGAATGACTTTAATTATACCCAGAATCCAAGCGCAACTATATCTGGATCTAATGGACAATACGAAAACGTTGTAACAGGATCAGACTTTAGACCTTACGCAACAACGGTAGGATTGTACAATGATAGGAATGAATTACTAGTCGTAGGAAAGCTATCAACTCCGTATCCCATACCTTCTAATACGGACATTACTTTTGTCATAAAGTGGGATAGTTAATATTTATACTAAATAGTTTTAATGAATTGGTTATACGAAAACAAAGAAATGCAACAGTTGTCTGATTTCCCAGAAAACTGCGTAGGATTTGTCTATCTCATACAGAACAAAGACAACGGAAGAATCTACGTAGGTAAAAAAATACTTCACAACAACCTTACCAAAAAACTTACAAAGAAAGAGATCGAAACTTGGATAAAACCAGGTAGAGTTCCAAAGAAAAAGAAAGAAATAAAAGAAAGCAACTGGCAATCTTATTATGGAAGCTCAAAGACTTTGTTAGAAGACATTACAAATCTTGGTAAAGAGGGATTCGAAAGAAAAATCTTAAGACCTTGTTTCACTAAAAAAGAGATGAGTTACTACGAAGTTTATTATCAAATGAAGTACGAAGTATTACACGTCGATTCTTACAATGAAAATATTAGTGGTAAATGGTTCCGTAAGGATACAGGCCAGATACCAGAACAGTCCCAAGATATTCCTGAGACTGCTGGATAGATTGAAATCTATAAGTTACTAATACATCAATTCCCTTTCCACAATCCTGTCCATGAAGTCAGGATGATTACTAAGATTAAATTTAGAATCAAATATCCAAGTATAAGGGATGTTTTTGGTAGGTCTTTTTTCTCCATGTGATATAGCTATGTGTTTCCAAAAGAAACATGTTTTGTCTTCTACGTTTAAGTATTTTTGACTAGTCATTGGGTTAGAAGGATGATTGACTAAAAGATCCATCTGATAAAGCCATGCTTCTGCTTGTTTGTTCTCGGCTAAAAATATTCCGTTCTCGTCAATCTTGTACTTTACTTTTCCGTTCAAGTTTTGTCCACCAAATACTTGATGAAGTCCATCAAAATGACCAGTTCCACCGAATAGAATAGATTCAGGATCTACCAAGTGAGGGTAAGCCATAGCAATGTAACGAGCTGTGTTCTTACAAGGATAAAGTGGACTTCTAAAGTTTTGATTCTGTTTAAAATAAGCTTCTAACAGTTTAGCAAACTCCATCATTGTATACCTTCTACGACCTCGAACTTCTACGTCATCAAGTAAAGCGCGCAAGTCAGAAGCTGCTCTAAGGGGCCCATCCAAAATCCACTGTTTAACGTTAGTTCCCTTAGGATAATAGATTTGGAAAAGATCGTTTCTAGCGTGCCTGTTTTCGATAAAGTGCTCTCTTGTTGCATCGATGCCTTCGTTTAAAAGTTTAGTGAATGTTCCCCAGTGTTCGTTAGTAAAGCTAAATACTAAAGTAAGAAACATGCGTTCATGATTGTCTGTTACGTTCTTCATAAAGTCACAGAAAGGATGTTCGTGCCAATGAAGTCTATGAGAAAAGATCTGATACTCTTCTTTCAATAAAGGATCTTGACGATCATCAAAGACTCTACAGAACTCAAAGAACTTATCAATCCTTTGATCTAAAGTCCAGTCTTTCATCCAAGAGTCTTTAGGTTTTTTACCTTTAAATTCTACTTCACAAGTATTATTGTATGTTATCATAAATTGTAAATTAGTTTTACTTTTTCTTTGTATTGATCTTCACTTAAACCCACAGACTTAATAATCTTATCATCAGAAGGATGCTCTTTAATTCCATTAAAAGAAGGAATAAGATTAAGATCAAGCATCGCTTTTTGGCGACCATAAGGATGATCTTTGATAGAAGAACTGTTCCACACGTGATCGAAATCCAAGTGATCGTAATCAGAACCGGGTTTTACGTAGTTTTCTACCCATCTGATAAAGTCACAGGCAACGTCCTCCATGTTGTACGGAACTCCGCCTGTGTCTTCAAAAACCTTTTGCATAACAGAATCTAAGAAAGTCTCTTCGTCCATTTTCATAGACTTCTTTGCTAAATAACTGATACACTCTTTAGCATTAGTACCGTAGTAGAATACACTTTCCTTGTTTACAAACTCAGGGAACCAGTCTGCAATATCTGCAATGAATGCTGCGTACTGAAACTTAAACGCTCTTAGTCCTCTATCTTTGTTCCACTTAAACATAAAGTCACCAACTTCTCTAAGGTCTTTTTTAGTTCCGTTCTCTAGAAAGTTTGCAAGATCTTCTGAAAGCTGAGGTACAAATTCACATAAAAAATAATCTCCTCCACGCTTATACTTACCTTGAGGTTTTGGAAAGCTAGGGAACTGATAACCAACTGAAGTATAGAATGGTCTCCACGCTCCTTTAATAATCTCTACCATTTGTGGAATGTTGTCTGCTTCGTGCATTTGAAACAGAAGAGTATTGTGATAACCTGAGGGCTTAGTAGCGTAATTGATAGCAGACCCAGTTAATCTATGAAACAAGAATAGATAGATCCACTCTTTAAGACCAAATACGTTACGTTTACCAGTCCAGTTTTTGGCTACAGTTTCTCTTTGTTTAAAGCACAGTCCTTGCTCCATCTTTTTCCAATAAGGATGATCTTCTGACCAACCATAAAATGCGTCATTAACGATTTGAGAGAATCCTGCGTACTTCCTTTCAACTACATCATACAGTTCAACATGACACATAAGATCATCAGGAATACCGCATGTAGCATGCTTCTCTACTCCTAAGTTACAGAGTTCTTGTTGACGTTTGGCTAGATTGTAATAATGTAAAAATTCTTCGTAATAC